GTTATCTGTTGAAGTTGACCCCCAATGGTCGAATAGGTAGTAACGTCCTGTTCCCAGTGTGGCTTCCCAGTAGGGCCGAAGCTGGTCCACAGGCGTGTCCTCTTCCAAGTGTAGGGGCCTGTTTGCCGCCACCGACATGATACCAAGACTTGTTCGGGCCACGTCTTCTTCGAGGGCCAACACCCCAATATTTCCTTCACATCGCTGTAAAAGGTCATACTCAATTTCTCTGATGAACTGTGACTTGCCCATACCACTACCGCTGGTGATCGTAACGAGTTCATACGGCCTATGCCCCCTAGTTATATCGTTTAGGCCTTCCCAAGGATAAGGGATTGATTTTACCTGTCTCTTTTCTACTAAGGCTTCCCAAGTGTCTGCTCCAGCTACGATACCGTCAGGTCTGTAAACCTTTGCATTCCACCATGCCTGAGTAAAGTCCTTAACCCTGTTCGCCATCAGCATGTCACTGGCGTCCTTCAGGGGTAATTTACATATCTTTAATTTGTTAGGACTAAAAAGGTCTTTAACTTGCTCCAGAGCAGCGTCACCTGCTTTGTCGTTATCGAAGCAAAGGACTACGTTGTCGTACTCCTCTAGCCACTCAAGCTGTTCTTTAATTTCTTTACTGGCATTACTAGCGCCTGACCGAAGGGACACGACGTCGTACTGTTTATTAAACATCTCATAAACAGCTAAGGCGTCCAGTTCACCTTCAGTGATAGTTACAAATTTACCACCAGTGCATTTCTGTTGACCAAAGAAACCAGCAGACTTGCTGTCCCCTGTTGAATAAAAACTTTTAGTTTTAACCTCACGTACCTTCGCGGCACATATCTCGTTAGTGTCCGTACTGTAGTAAGGATAAAAGTGTTTAATGATTTCACCTGTACCGGAGTACTCAACAGTTACACCGTACTTAGAACAGGTTTCTTGGGATATACGGCGATTAGGTATTGAAGCTACCACCCCAGCCATATTAAGGGGTTTTGCTTTTGGTAATGTTTCAGTAGACACAGAACCGTCACCTCTTGTGCGATAGTCACAGACGGAATTAAAACAATATGTGGAACCGTCATCGTAAATAGCAAGGGCATCCGAAGAACCACACTTCGGACACCCTTCATGTCTAAGAAAATTAGCCATTAAAAGTCAGCAGATTCTGACTCTAACATCTCCGCTTCCTCAAGAACCTTAATGGCCTCAAGGTAAGTAGCCACACCGTGTACCGGATGTGCGTTACCTAGTTTAAACTTCAGTCGCACTTTTGAGTTATAAGGAACCTCGCCATTATAGCGATTACCTTCTGCGTCAAAGGTCTTGATGTCGTACTTGGACTTGAACTTGCGCTGCTTTGCACCTTGGTAGTCCTTGATCTTTACACCTTGTGCGGCCAATGTTGTTGCGTCGTCCTCAGACAGGGTTACTGTCATTGAGAATGCACCGGTGTCCTGACCGTTGAACACGTCATGTTGGGTGATGTTACTAAAATTTACAATACCTTCAATTACACTTGTCATGGAATAGTCTCCGTTAGCTTCTTATGGTGCGTTATTGCAACCATACGTATAGTATACCACAGTTTTAATCAAACGACAGTACAAAGTTACCCTCTGGCGGTATGCTTGGGTCGTTGTCTATATATTCATAAGAAAAGAAGGACACCCGTGCCGCCCCTATGGTGGTTTGTTCCTCAAACCCTTGGAACATCACCTGTTGGTCTAAATAGCACTCAGGCATGCGTTGTAATAATTCTAACAGTTGTCGATATTTCATTCGTCACCCTCCGGTAGTTCGTCACTAGCTAAAAACAATATCTTGTCCAGTGTGGACTTAGACATCACCACGTTCCCACGGTCGTCCAGAGATAGCTCTAGGTCCTTACGTAGGACGAAGGGTATACCACCCCAAGGGTCGGCCTTCATGATTGCATTGGTCACTGTACGGGCTTGTGTGTAGCCTAAGCAGTAGATGGAGTAGTCACCACCATCGACTACGTATATGCTCTTTTCGTCGATTGCCATACTTAAGTTGCTCCTTATGTTTACTAATGTAGTTAACTATTATGGTTAACTACTATGGTTAACTACTATGGTTTACTTCTAAAGTTACTACTTAAGACTACTTTAGAAGAGGGTATCATAATCATCGTCATTTGTCAATAACCCATATAGGTTATCTACTTCTTCTTCTATCTCTACTCCCCCGTAATTAACAGTAGGAGTAAGGCAGTAGCGGCAAAGATCAATAAAGTTATCATGTGTATCCTTCTTAGTTAGTTCAAAATCTTCTAAAATCCTATTACAGGCCCTACATCTCACAAGTTTTCCCTCCAGTCGGGGCCGTAGATCTCTAAGAAGTTTTCTTCGATCTCTTGAAAGCCCATTGTTTTTATTCTTTGCTTTACCTTCAGTCTAAACATTTCTACTTCGTACTCCTCAATCATAGAGGTCATATAAAGGAACTCATCAAGTTCCTCTGCAGTAAACATCTCTTGAGGATCTGGTGGTAACATCTGTTCAACCATAGTAATCATCCTTAAGTTTATTAATCACTGTATCAATAACTATCTGTTCAGCCTTTTTCCATTCCTCTAAGTCATCAACCTCAGATTCCTCATATAAACCTTTACCTTCCATGTAGTCCTGATAATCATCGTGCCAAACTTCCCAAGTTTCCTTAGTCATTAGTCAATCTCCTCTTCCAAGTTGTCATAACAATAAACACACATCCAGTCATCATAGGTTTCTATAAAGTATACTTCTTTTTCATTTCTAACATGGTCATCACATGAACAACATACAAAAACAGTAGACATATTTAGTCCTCCTTAGCACCTATAAACCTTTGAAGAGTACCATGAATTCTTATCTTTTTCAATGCGGACCGTTCGATACCCCTTACCTCTTCCCTTGTTAAACCTAGGACAGCTGCAATCTGGTCATAGGTCATGTGGTAGTCACCGTATAAATGTCTTTTCTTTTTCATTAGTCCAGTACTCCGGCCATACGTGCAAACTCAATACGGTCATTAAAGTCCTCTAATGCCATATCGTGTTCATTATGAATAAGTAAATCACTGCTTATATTGTCATTGTTACGCCATACAAGGTAAGCGTTATTGATAGAGGAAAAACCACAGTAAACCGTGGCTTCCCCATCATTCATTGTACGTGAAGTGTAATAGTCAACAATAGATTTCATTAGTAGTCCTCATCACCAAAATTTTCATTTAAAGTATTGTAGATACCCTCTGCGTAGTCATTAGCAGAATAATCACTGATAACTACCATAGGATCATAGTCCGACCCGTTGTTGTATATCAATAAAAACCAAGCTAATTGATTATTGTTTGAATCCTTTATAAAAAATTCATCATCGTCACCTAATGCCATGTTGCTTAGGATTTCTTGAGGATCGCTAGAGTTCTTAACCTCGTAATCATATTCACCAGCAATAGAAACACTGACAGAATTGCCAGTGTCTACTAGTGCAAGGTTAACCAGTGCTTGTAACACTGGCCGTTCGTTTACAGGTGCGCCTTGTGGTTCATTTCTCATTGTACTAATTCCTCTATAAGTGACTGTGGTACTGCATCAATGTTTACGGCGTTATTTGCTTTTAACCATTGGTTAATGTGTTTAGTAGTGGTGATTGAGTATTTTTGTTTAGTACGCAAGAAACGACCGCTGGGCAATCTAGCGGCCACTGGTGTCTTATAGCTAAACAAGATGTCCATAGGACCACTAGACAGATCAAAGGTGACTTGTGTTTTATTACTACCGATTGGTGTTAGTCTCATTTTCTTTTTCCTCTGGTTTTTTACTTTCGTTAACATTGGTTAAAACAGTGTTTAATTCTTTTAGCACATCATTAGCATTATCTAAAGAATCTAAACGCTTAGACGCCTCTAATATTTCTTTAATGTTCATTTCTTACCCTCCAATTGATACAGCAAAGGCCCCAGTATTACCTAGGGCCTTCCTTTTATTAACTGTGGGTATAACCATCTGGCTCAATGGCTAGGTACATATTCCCCCATTTAACGACTATGGCCGGATCTAGGAACATGGGCATAGCGGAGCGCCTAAACTGTAAATAGGTCATCCCCTGATCCGACTGCTTCCATTTCCGCAGTAAAGCCACCTGTTGGTTTTTGGTAATCCCTGTCGCTGTTTCCCTCATTATTCCTCCGAAAGGCCCCGAAGGGCCTCAGTCACTGTTGATAGGTTAAATTCACCCCCGTCCGGCGTGGTCTTACCTTCCAGCTGGTAGAACCACATTAATGCACCAGCGGCCTCGCTTAAGTTCGGGTGATTCTTGATCGCCTCCATGCACTGTTTGTAGAGCCACTCATCATTGGACAGCCATAGGGACACGTTCCAGTGATCCCATGACTGGTGGCCGTTGTAACCCTCAGTTTTGATTTTGATTGTCTGTCCCATTGTTAAAACCCTCCGTAGTGGCCCCAGTTTGTCGTTAGTGGTACGTCAGTGTCCCAGAACACTAGGCGACTACCCTTAGCGAATACTTGCTTATTGATATCGTCCCAGCTGTCGAGGTCATAGGTGCGGTCGGACCTATCGTAGGCCCTCCGCACATAGGTAGTGCTGGTGGGTTTACCACTTCGCACTAGGTGAACAGTGGCCCCGAAGGGCACGTCACGAACTGTCGTTAGCTTAAGCATGGTTCACCCCCATTCCCGCATAGCGCGGTCCGTGTGGTCCGACATTGCAGTTTCGTACGCCATGTCATAGTGGCCATGATGAAGCCCGTCGTTACATCCAGCGTAATAGTGGGTGCTGTATGCCCGTTCTTCAGGCCTATGTAGTCGCTTAAGTGTGATGACTGCCGCGTCACGGGTGACTGATATGTCAGCCCTGATTATCTCGCATTCAAACGGGAAGGACTCCGCTCTGGCTTCAAGTCTCTCTATTAGTCTAAGTGTATTCATTTTCGTTCTATCCTTATTCCAAAATGTTATATAGTGGCCGCCACTGGCGACACCCCTTAAATACTAAATATTGGTGTTGTAGTCAAACGGTTTATTAAGGCCCCTGTGGCTACTACACTGGCCCACACATTTCAACCCCTGAAATACAAAAACTCGAATAAAGTTTCCCCTATGGTTTTACATGGGTCCGCTTTAGTGGCCCTTAGACGGCGATTCTGGAGCTACTAGGGCCATGTGGATAAACCTGTGGATAACTCTGGTTGTTCCTGTGGATAACCTGTGGATAACTTTAGTTCAGCAGCTCAAGTTTATCCACAGGATACCCACAGGATATCCCCAACCTGTGGACAACCTGTGGATAACTCTAGGGGTTGTGGAAAACCTGTGGATAACTTGGGCCGGGGGAGGGGCCAGGCACATCAGGACTATAGCTGTAGCTACCTAAGCACAAAATAGGGCAAAATTAGAATAATTAAGTATAATTAATAGTTATATAACCTTATGATTACACTACTAAAAGTACTATTGTTGTATTTATAGTTAAAATAGCTTGACTTTTGTGTAAACTTATGTTATACTATAGTCATAATAAGGGATAATTTTAATCATGACTCAAGAAGTTAAAAAAAGAGGTCGTGGCAGACCCCGGAAGTCAGAAGTAGCCGCTGTAAAGCCCGGAAATAAGGGTGTAGTAGGCCGACCCAAGGGTGACGCAGCGATAATCAACGAGTACAAGGCACGTATGTTGGCTTCTCCGAAGTCACGTAAGGTGCTAGAGACTATTTTTGATGCTGCTTTAGACGATGACCATAAGAATCAGGCTGCTGCTTGGAAACTTGTGATGGACCGTATACTACCTGTAGGTGCTTTTGAAAAAGAAGTAGTAAAAGATAATGGTAGGAATGCTATTCAGATTAACATTAGTGGCGTAGGTACTGCTGAAGTATCAACACCTGACATTATTGAAGGAGAAATAGTAGATGGCTCTTAAGCACTTCACTAGAGAAGAATTCGATTGTCAGGAATCAGGCACCAACAATATGGAACAAGAGTTCCTAGAGAAGCTAGACGAGTTAAGGGCATACTGTGGATTTCCTTTCGTCATTACTAGTGGATACAGACACCCGACACTGCATTCAATAGAGCGACAGAAAGAGGTTCCCGGAACACATGCCCAAGGGATCGCAGCTGACATAAAAATAATAAATGCTGCGGATCGCCTTAAACTTGTTAACCTTGCGCTTAAACTAGGCTTTACTGGTGTAGGTGTTGCTAAGGACTTTGTCCATGTTGACACTCGTGGTACTACTCCTGTGATGTGGGTATACTGATGCTTCATACAAAACACATTACGTTATCAGACGCTACTGAGCAGGTATTGTTTACTATACCGGCGGGTTACACGATACACATTGTGTATATCTTTATTGCTAACCACGGTGGTAGTACAAACCAAGTAAGTCTTTGGTGGGAAACAGGTGGTGTAGACCAGATGTACTTCTTTGATAGCACTAGCATTGGCTCAGGTAACAAAGAAATCCTAGGCGGTCAAAACGACAACGGTATCTTTGTACTGCACAATGGAGACACTGTAAAAACTCAAGCGTCTTCATCAACAGGGCAGATGGAAGTAGCAGTTACCTTCCAGTTATTAGAAAGATCAGCAGCGTTTAA